GGAGAGTTTGGCGCGATTTTTTTAACCCATCTCGTGGGGGGGGATGTTCTTATTCAAAAGCCACTCAAACTCACCGCTGCCGTCAGTACCAAAGGCGTCAGGATTGTTAAAAACTTCGACGCAAGGAATGAACTCCATGGAATTAACCACGGTTTTCTTGTCGAAGATGCCATACTCCAAGGAAGGCATATCGAAAGAGATCTCTTGTTCACTGTGAAACTCTTCGATCTCAGTTGCAGTAATGCGAAGACGCATATACCGTTTATCTGTACTTAGTCCAACACCCTGAAAACCCTTACTGGATTTAACCTTATAGGGATAAATGATGATGACTTCTTCTAACTCACCATCAGGAGAGTAGTAAGTTCGATAAGAATCTTTGTCGAACCAGTAAAGACGGTATGTCTTTTTAGTAGGTCGGATATAAAAGAGGCCCTTCCCGTACGTCAGAAATCGATCCCAAATGGAATCTAAACGTGCATCAAGCTTGTTGAACTTAATGACTTGTTGAATAAAATCAAAACGCTGCGTACCGAAATTATCTTGCTCTGGATAGAACTCAACACCTTGGCGGATGCCAAACATACGCATCTGAGAAAGATGCGCGTTGACGAGCATGGTATCGGCTGGGCCAGTACCATCACGAGTGATGACCGCCTTGAGGATAGAATCTAGAGTGGATTTGGGACTATCGCTCATGGGTGATTGATCTCAAGATTATTCTTCAATATCGTAGCCAGCGGCAATACGTTTGAGTGTAATTGTATCGTCCTCCACTTCGACATCAAACCGCTCGTTAGGTTGAAGCGCCATGTCGTGACACAGCTCGTCGGGTAGGGGAATAACAGCAGAGCCGTAAGCATCTTGCTCGAGCTCGATGGTGTAGTAGCTGGTGGACATTGGAAAAGGCTTCTCCTAGTTTAGGTCCAAAATACTTTATCCCTATTCACTTCTAAATTTAAAATTCCAGTTCCAGCTTCCCACGGGTCATGAGGCCGTTGCAGAGCCAAACGAGAGCGTCGACACAATCGTCGTGTGAACTTACACCGAAGTTAACGATCTCATCAGTGAGTGGTCCGAAACGACGAAATTTATTAAAGATGATTTTTCGCTGCTCAAACAAACCCATAATACCTCGGAAACGAGCAACCTTGTCACCACGGAAACCCTTGATGGCGTGCCAGTTCAAGTTGTACAGACCATGATCACCTAAACAGATCCGCTTGAAATCTGCTTCCAAGGAAGCCTGATAGGCCACAGCCTCCGACCAAATATCCACATTACTGCCAGTGGGGAAATACCGTCCGTTGTCCTTGTGAACAACACCCCACTCCTCCATCATCTCCATGAGAGCCTCTAATTTCTCGAGGTTACCCATGATTCGAATCCGTTTACAGTCGACAATGTGTATCTTGTCTCCGACACGACCACCCATGACAAAAACCGTATAGTCGTTTTGTTCTCTAACGCCAGCAGATAAATCAACTCCAACCCCAAGGGAATCAAATTGCGTGGCGATAGTCCCTTTCACAATTAAGTCAGGAGACAGTGAAAGTTCACTAGTTTGTACGATCTGGTTTTGATACTGGAAGCTGAACGCAATTGGGGCCATGCGTCGGCGATCTTGTAAGTATTCCAAAGACCACATCTCAGGCCAATAAGAAACTTCATCACCTTCCTCATCAGGAATAATCGCAGATTGAACCAGCTGAACCCAATCATTAGCAGGAATGAAGGTGGTACCGTGCATATCGTCATGGCGGAATCGCGTACCCAGGCAAATTGCCCGACCACCTTCAAACATGGTGGGAACAATAACTGAGTTCCAGTTATCTTCCATTGCCGCTCGAATATCTCTATTTTTAATTTCATCGGCAGATTTGCAAATGTCGTCGATGATACAAAGATGAGAACGTTTCGAGGTCACAGCACCCTTTAGACCTGCGCAACAAACAGTAAACTCTTCCTCACCAGTGGACTTGATTCCGGCGAACTTCCAATCAATACTCCAGTATTCATTTGAATTGATTCCCTTGGCAATCTTCACCATCGGGAAAATTTCGCCATACGTTTTACTTTCTTCGATGATTCGTTTAATTGCGGCACTTTTCGGTCGCGCAACGTCGATGGTATAAGAGATATAAAGAATTTTCAAGGGCATCTTGTGAAGCGCGTGGACGCCAATCGTCCAAGCGGTAAACAAGCCTAAGACCGAAGATTTAGCACTACCCCTAGGAGCGAGAATATCGATATTGGGTCCGGCGATGCCTTTTAAGCAGACAGAATCTTGTTCAGTGCAAAGATGTTTGTGCCACTCCAGGTGATGTCGCGCTGGAGGCTTATCACCAACTACATCACAAAAATAAGCAAAATCTGTCCGCGCTCTCTCTATATCAACCGTAGTCGTTTGCTTTACGACACGCTTCTGCGCAGCAGCACGAGCTGTACGACGATAAACAGAATAGATACTGGTGCCCGCCACACTTACAGTTCATCACTATGCCCGTAGCATAGCGTACTACTTTTTAAGATTCTTCCTGAAGGATCTTGGTCCAGACGCCCATTGAAGCTTCTTGTAAAGGGCCTTCGATTGGATCATCTCGGAAGATAGATAACATCTCCCGCAACGCCCGGTCTGCGCCAGCGAGGATCAGACCTTGTTTATCCATCAGGATTTTCTCGTCGTTCAGCTGCTTAATTGCTCCGCGTAATTCTTTTTGTAGCATGGCGATACGAGATGTCCCCATGTCTTGTTTTACCATCCCCATATCAATTGCATCGCGCAGCTTGGCGATATCCTGCTGCATGGAGTCAATCTCCATCTCAAGGAGTCCATTAAAGTCTCTTTTTTTATATTCTTTTCGCGACCACTCATCGCAATCCACGATGCTGCCTGTAAACCCTAGAAAACGGGCATACAGGTACATCTGAATAGGAGAGCTGGCGCGTTTACAGAATGCTAAGAAGGATTCGCGGTCTTTGTCGGTTAAACCTCGAATCCATTCCGTCATGTTCGGTACTGGCTCTGCGCCTGCTCGTAATCTCTGTTCTCTTTATAGCGCCTAAACATCTCTTGTTGCAAGTCAGTGAGACGAGTTTCCTTGCCGGCTGTTTCCAGGCCTGCACGGTACTCGGTACCAGTAGCAGCAATTCCTAAGCGCTCCTGTTCGCCACCAGTGACTGTACTGGCACGTTCTTCTTCACCTGCCTTACCTAAGCGTAAACGCTCTTCGGCACCGATAGCCTGAGTTTTACGAATGTCCTGGCCGGCGAAGAATTCTGCATTCGTGCGGTCCAGCTGTGCACCAAGCTCCATATTGAGACGTTGCTGAGCACCGCTGACCTCATTCAATGCAGTCTGAGTTTGGAGCGACTGCGTGGGGACAGGAGTCGGTGGTGCTGGCGGTGGCGGAGCCGGCACATATTCAATCTTCGGGGAAGGTGCACTTCTGGAGCCCATAATTAGTGTCTCGCTTCTGTCAGTTTAACAACAGTATCAATGTCAAGCCGCTTGGATGTACTTACCAGCGAAACTACCGGCAAACTGTTTGGCTGCCTGTTGTTGGAGCGCCGTAGCTTGTTGACGCGCAGCTTCCGCATTTGCGGCAGAAGACACCTGTGCCTGCTTTGAGGCCATGATGTTTTGTACTGAACTAGGAAGTTGCTCTTTGAATACACCAAACTCTTTGCTGGCAGCAAGATTACGAGCGGTTGATTCTGCTCCCGCTGCACTCAGATAAGGATAAAGACTGGCAAGCTGCTCTCGAGTTAAACGAGAAGATAATCTAGCCTGCTGTTCTTGCTCGGCAAGACGTAGCGGCGATGTAGCGGTGTAAAAATCATAGTATTCCTGAGCACGCGGACTCAGTGAAGGAAGGGCAGAATCGATTCCGGATAGTAAATCTTGATCCCGTTTACCACTCTGAAAATCAAGCCCAACCATAGGGTATGGAATTGCAGAGAAATCAGTGGTAGGTAACGGCTCTTTAAATTCTTTTGAAACTTTGCCCTTACCGTATTCCGGTAATGGCGCTCTAAAAGGAGTGCCTACCGGAAATCCCTGGATTGGTTGGAAAAACGGCGAATCAGGACCACTCCAAATAGAGGCGCTCATATCAGCTGTATTGATACTGTTGGGTTAAAGCAGCACCAGCCTGTGATGCAGCATTCAGGCCCATCTGCTGGGCAGCCTGTTGACTACGCTCAAGCATGTTGGCAGCGGTCAGAATGTTCTGGCGGATACCAGCGGCAGCCATCTGGCGTTGGAATTCAGTTTTGGAACGTGCCTCGGACGCCTTGAACAGTTCGGGCATCAGCTTGCGCATGTTGGCCAGTTGAACGTCTCCTTCCAGGAGTTGTGCAGTACGGCCAGCGGCAAATGCACCTGCGGGATTGACGATATCAACAGTCCCATAAGGGGACGCACCGACAGGCAGCCCACCAGGAACAGCGGAACCTGCGTCATAAGTTGCTTGCCCAGGTTGCATAGCGGGGATGGTTAAACCAGCGGCACCACCAGCGGCACCACCAGCTGCAGAACGTGCGGGACCTGCAGCACCGGATGCAAGTTTGCCTGCTAAAGCAGGTGCGGCCATCAAGCCCAATCCAGCAGCCGCTGCCCCTGCAGCACCTGGGATTTGAGTGAGGAGAGAGGTTCCGGTTTGCGCGGCCTGCCTTTGAAGCAGCCCACCAAGTGCGGTCTTACTGAGCGCACCTGCGCCTAATCCGCCAAGAGCGGTCCCGGCCATTCGAAAACCGACGGGAGTAGCAGCTCCAAGACCAGCGCCAAGGGCTGCTGCACCAATATCGCCACCGCTGCGACGATAACCTTCGATGCCACCTAAAAGAGCACCTGCAATAGGAAGTAACATTCTTTTATGTCTTCTTGATTGTTATTTTAAACCCGATAATCTCACCAGCCGGTGCGAGAAGCTGCACTCAATCCAGCAGAAACGACCGGGCCCACACCAGGAATTAAACTAGCGAAAGGAGCAGCGACACCTGCTATCTTACTAAACATTCCAGATTCACCCTGTACACCAGGGATATACATCGGGCTGAATTGCTGAGGATATATCGCCCCTAAATTATCTAAAATTTGTCCACTTCCACCTCGGCTCCACTCGCCACCAAATCCACGGTCTGCCCCGAAACGGCCACCGCCTCCTTCTTCCTCTACCTGTGAGCGATACTTATCTCTTTTTTTGGCTTTATCAAATAAACTTTCAAAAAGCCCAGTTTTATCGATTTCTGGAGTTTGGTTCCAGTCAGTGCCTTTAGAAAAGGATCCCCAGTCAAAAGAACCCTTGATCGAAGGCGCATCATCACCCAAAGGATTTTTATAACCTGGAGCGATATCTCCGTAACTTATTGCCATGATCCTAATAACTTACAGGGGCGAAAATTTTATTAGATAACCCCATAATATCTAATCCAGATCCAGCAGCTCCTGACAACGTACCCGCACCTTGTTGGGCTGCTTGTCGTGCTTGAATTAACTGTAACTGATGTTCAAATTTCTGTTGCTCCAACATAGACTCAGCTACCGTCTGATTTGTCATTGGAGATAAACCAGGGGTATAACGTTGGTTTGCATACGACACCTGAGTACCTACCCTTTGAACAGGTAAAGAATATTGAGACTGTGCGTAAAGATTAGTAGGTTGCTGGAGGGCACGATTAAGTAACGCGGCGCCTCCAGCGGCAACTCCTGCAGCGACTCCTGCAGCGGCAAGCGGAGTTGCAGCACCAGCAACTTTTGCGATTGTTTCGGGATTGCGTGCTGCAATGCCCATGATGCCCGGAGCATCGACGGCCTCACTAGCGCCTGTAAGTTTATTTAAAACCTTTTGTTCAATTGCAGAACTCGCTAGCGGTCCTACAACTTTAAAAAAGTCCCCAAGTGCCTTTCCTGCCATCCGAGTAGCCGCCCCAGCCGCCATCACACTGATACTCCTTGATTTGGGAATTTACCTGCAGTATTTGGATCTTTCTCGTTAGATCCTGCATCGGCATATTGTGTACTGATTCTAGCCAGGCTACCTCTTGTCACTGCTCGATCTTCTTCTACAAGACCACGAGAGATCGCCTCAGCATACTTTTTGGCAAAATCTTTAGCAAATGATTGATCACCTGGATTAGCAAAATTCGGTTCGTCTGTGCCAGCAGCCGCATCAATCTTCGCTTGTGACTGCGGTACAACCTTTTCAAACGTACGGTTAGTGTAAAAGTTGGCGTAATCTGGGTTATCTTTTACTTCTGCGGCCCACGGATCCCGAATGGGGTCAGCAGTTCGGTTTGGCCCCAAGGTTCCTGAGTAAGGGCTTTCCCCAGCGCGGAAAAACTTTTCAGCTGGTGAAGGGTAATTTTTGTTGAAAATACTAGACACTTAGGATTAACCTTCTTTTTTCTTGCGAAGTTTACTCAGAGTCTTTGCCAAGTTTGCC